TTCTAAAGAAGAACTCTCTAAAAAATATCAAAAAAAATCTGATAAGCAACATGTTTTAGATAATCCCGATACATATATTGGTTCGATTGAAAATATTAATTGTAATGCTTATGTGTATGATGAAGAGAGCAAAAAAATTATTGAAAAACAAATAACATACAATCCCGGATTATACAAACTATTTGATGAAGGTATTGTTAATTGTCGAGACCATTTTATTCGTATGCAACAATTAATCTCAGCATCTAAAGACGAAGACAAAAATTATCCTGTTTCAAAAATTGATATTTCAATTGATGATTCGGGTGTCATTACTTTAACAAACGATGGTAATGGAATAGATGTCTCAGTCCACCCAGAATACAATATTTGGATTCCTGAATTAATTTTTGGACATCTTCGCACCTCAACAAATTACGACAAAGAAGAGAAAAAAATTGTTGGAGGAAAAAACGGTTTTGGGTTTAAATTGGTTTTAATTTGGTCTAGTTGGGGCCAAATTGAAACAGTCGATGCTAAAACAGGGCAAAAATACGTTCAAGAATTCAAAGATAACTTAAACGTGATTGAAAAACCTAAAATTACAAAATGTAAAAATAAACCATATACAAGTGTGAGTTTTAAACCAGATTATAAACGGTTAAACATTGATGGTCTAAGTCCTGATTTTATTGCTTTGCTAAAAAGACGCGTATATGATATTGCCGCAACAACAGATAAATCAATTAAGGTAAAATATAATTCTAATAGCATTGAAGTAAAAACTTTTATGAATTATATTGATTTGTATATTGGTTTAAAAAGCGAAAAAGAACGCATTTATGAAGAGGCAAATGAGCGATGGGAATATGCTGTATGCTTAGCACCAAACGATGAGTTTTGTCAAGTAAGTTTTGTAAATGGTATTTATACTTCAAAAGGCGGAAAACATGTTGAATATATTGTTAATCAAATTGTCCGCAAATTAACTACATATATTAAAGAGAAAAAACAAATTGATGTTAAACCAGCCTCAATCAAAGAACAGTTAATGATTTTTGTTAATTGCACTATTGAAAACCCGGCATTTGATAGCCAAACAAAAGATTACTTAACTAATGCTGTCTCTAATTTCGGTTCAAGTTGTGAAGTTTCAAGCAAATTTATTGAAAAATTAGCCAAAATGGGCGTTATGAATGTTGCGTGTAGTTTAACAGAAGTTAAAGAAAACAAAGCAGCCAAAAAAACAGATGGAACAAAATGTAAAACTATTCGTAATATTCCTAAACTTGTAGATGCTAATTTTGCCGGAACTGCGAAATCTAAAGAATGTATGTTAATCTTATGTGAAGGAGATTCTGCCAAATCAGGAATTATTTCTGGTCTTTCTCGTGAAGATAGAAATATTATTGGTGTATATCCAATGAAAGGCAAAATGTTTAATATTAGGGGCGAAAGCATTACTAAAATTGGCGAAAATAAAGAAATTACTGAAATCAAGCAAATTCTCGGTCTAGAACACGGAAAAATTTATACTTTGCAAGATATTCATAACAAACTTCGCTATGGCAAACTCATATTTATGACTGACCAAGATTTAGACGGAAGTCATATAAAAGGTCTTGTTATTAATATGATTGATAGCGAATGGAACTCACTAATTCAAATTCCTGAGTTTATTGGTTATATGAATACGCCAATTTTAAAAGCCAGTAAAAATAAAGAAATTATTGAATTTTATAATAATGGAGAATATGAATTATGGAAAAATACTAACGATGTTTCAAAATGGAATGTTAAATACTATAAGGGTCTGGGAACAAGCACGAGTAAAGAATTTAAAGAATATTTTACTACAAAAAAGATTGTGAATTTTGTAACTAATGAAGCAAGTAGAGAAAAGATTGACATGGTATTTAATAAAAAACGCGCAAATGATCGTAAAGTCTGGCTTTCTAATTATGACCGCAACGCTTATTTGAATACTTCTAAATCATATGTCTCATATGAAGAGTTTATAGATAATGATATGATACATTTCTCTAAATATGATAATGAAAGGTCTATTCCTAATATTTGTGATGGACTCAAACTATGTTTGCGGAAAATTGTATATTCAGCATTCAAGAAAAAACTGTGCTCAGAAATTAAAGTAGCCCAATTTAGTGGTTATGTTTCCGAACATTCTGGATATCATCACGGAGAAGCCAGTTTAAATGGTGCAATTGTGGGATTGGCACAAAACTTTGTTGGGTCAAACAATATTAATTTGTTTGTTCCGCAAGGTCAATTTGGAACACGTCTTATGGGAGGTAAAGATGCTGCTTCAGAAAGATATATTTACACATATTTAAACCCAATTACACGCAAATTATATCCAGAGTTAGATGACCAGATTTTACATTATGTAGAAGACGATGGTTATATTGTTGAACCTATTTATTATGTTCCTATTATTCCTATGATTCTTGTAAATGGAACAAAAGGTATTGGAACTGGATTTAGCACTGATATTATGTGTTATAATCCACTTCAAATTATCGAATTTTTAGAAACAAAATTACATAAAATTGGCAATACTGAGAAATTATTGATTGAACCATATTATCAAGGTTTTAAAGGCAAAATTTATCCTTGCGATGACACACATAAAAAATATATTATTAAGGGTTGTTATGAAATATTGACTAATGATAAAATTAAAATTACTGAATTACCTATTGGAACTTGGACGCAAGACTATAAAGAATTTTTGGAATCTATTTTGGATACTAAAGGAAAAAGTGCTAAATCTTGCGAAGAATATATTAAAGATTTTAATGATATGTCCACCGATTTGAATGTTGATTTTGAAATCACATTTTATCCTGGAATATTGTCTAAATTATTATTAGAAAAACACGACCATAATATTGAAGGTATTGAAAAATATTTGAAACTTTATAGCATTCATTGTACTACAAATATGCATTTATTTAATGAAAAAGAGCAATTACGTAAATTTGATAATGTATACGAAATTATTGAATCATATTATGATGTTCGCTATGATTATTATATAAAACGCAAAGCACATATTATTAGCAAACTGGAAACCGAACTTAAAGTCTTAACAAACAAGACTCGCTTTATTCAATATAATTTAGATGATAAGATTGATTTGCGTAAAAAATCAAAGCCAGAAATTTATAGTCTTATGTGTGAATTTAAATTTGATTTGGGAGATGGAGATTACAATTACTTAGTTAAGTTGCCTATGGATTCGGTTTGTAAGGAAAATGTTGCCAAACTAATGAATGAATATGAAAATAAAAATGATGAATTAGAAACTATTAAAGCATGTGCTATTGAAGAAATGTGGTTAAAAGAACTAAAAGAGTTAAAAATTGCTTACAAAGAGTTTTTGGAAGTAACTAATAAATTAGGAGAAAAATTGGATAGTTCTAAAAAATCTAAGAAAAAATAAATTTCCTGTAAAATTTTAGTATAGTTATTTTAAGAGTGTTAAATTTATTTTTTTCTTTATTTATATTATAATAAATGGCAGAAGAAGAGAGCGATACGATTATTCTAAATATAGGAGGAACGATATTTTTAACTGGTCGTAATACTCTGCAAAAGAATGAGGTATTTGCCGACCTAATTGCTGAACACGACGCTGTCCTGCGTTATAATGATAACAGTATTTTAATCGACAGGGATCATACTCATTTTCGTCACATTCTCAATTATTTGCGCGACACAAACATGGTTCCAGAACTAAATCCATCAAAACGCAAGGAATTACTAGCAGAGGCACGTTTTTACCATATTACAGGATTAATTGCTGAATTAGAATCACAAAGTGGTGGTCGCAGTAAATACGCTACAAAACGTAGGCATAGGCATTATAAATAATTTAATTAATAGTTTCAAATATTTAACATTTTATACTAAATATTTGAATTTATTGAGTTTACCGCCATTTTGGACCCTCAAACCAAAGTGCTAAACTATGTCGTATTCCAGAAGTAACTTGATTTGCTTCATGATAAATAAATGAAGGAAAAAATATAACTGTTCCTTGTTGCTTAATATCTTCTGGGTTTGGATATTCATCACAATCATAAAGTTTAAACTCACCCCCGGTGTATGTATCTGGATTTGAAAGTTGTATGACTGCGCTGAGTTTTCTATGTCTTGTGCTTTTATTAATCCAAAAGACATCGTGGTGTTTTTTATATTCGGCACCTAAAGCACCATTATATCTAGCTAACTGAATATACTCAAGATTATCTATATGAAATCCAAACCACTCTTTATTTGCTTCTCTTTCAAGTTTCCACACTTCTTCATATAGTTCCGGAAAATCTTTAGAATATATCCATGCTACATCACTTTTTCTTTGAGTATTATTTATTGCGATTCCATCTTCGCCTATTGTTGCTTCATTGAAAGTTAGGTTCTTTGATTTTTCTATGATTAAATCACAATAACTAGGAGGAAAATACGACTTATAATAACACCACTGACCTTTCATTTTATTTTATTTT